TGCAGAAGTTAAGAAGATGGGCGAAGGCGCATTTAAAACGCTTAACGATACGGCATCAGTGGCTGACCTTAGAGCGCAAGCACAAAAGTTATTTGCGGAAGGTACACCAGAGGCGATGCGATTAGCGAAAGCAATCACAAAAGAAGCTGATAGTATACAAGAGACAGGTGAAGCTGCTTTAGATTCTGTACAGACGTTATTGTACAAGAAAGACTTTAGTGCAGATGGAGCGTTACCAGAGCGTATGGCGAAAGCTTACGAGGACTGGACAAGAGATAAAGCTTGGTCTCGTGCTATTGGTAACTTATTCTTTAGGACACCAGCATGGTTGTTCCATGAGTCTATGCGTTTAACTCCAGCAGTGAACAGTCTACTACCACAGTTTAGAAATGACATGGCTGGTATTAATGGTGCTGCTAGAGCTGCAAGAGCTAAAACAGAAGCAGCAGTAGCTTACTCGTGGATGCTTTACGTCATCACTAAGTATGCCGAAGGTTCTATCTCAGGCAGCCCTAATGTTGACTACACCATGACAGGGGAAAAGAATAAATCTACAATGCGTCCGTTGACGATTAAAGACCCATTCTTCCTCGATGGTGGTAAAGAAGTATCGTTTGCTAGGTGGGAACCTTTACGTATTCCTGCTACAATTGTAACGAATGCTCTTGAAGGTTACTTAGATTATCAAGAGAAGAAGAACATGGACGGTGTTGCTGATGATGATGGGCTTATCCCTGATGAAATCATGGCTACCTTTGGTGTAGGCTTTGCTACAGCTATCTCTGCAATTCGTGACTCTGCCTTAACACAAGGTGTGTCTGATACAGTAGGTACAGTGGTACGCTTTACTGGTCTGATGGAAAGTCCTGAAGGTGAAGATAAAGCTAAAGCACTAGACTTAGCGGGTAACTTTATTTTAGATAAAACCCTGCAAGTTGTTCCTAGCTCTATCAAGAAGTTTCAAGAAGCAGCAAGAGGTAATGCACCTTTAACACAGCCTGTGGGTATTAAAGATAAACTAATCAGGTCTGTTAACCCTTACAGTACAACCCTACCAAGACGTTACGATACGTTTGGGTGGGCTATGGAGCGTGAAATATCTTATGCTCAAGTTACTGGTTTTGGTGCAGCTACTCCTGAAGATTTAGCACAGGGTAGAAGTGAAGACCACATGGCAGCTCTTGATTACTTAGCTAAGTTAGAAAATCTAGGTTACGGTAACTTCACTCGTCAAAAGATAAGAGATGATCGTTTCCCTGATAAAGACTTACGAACCATCGAGATCGTTTATAACGGCAAAAATATGTCATTGTTTGATGCAATGATGCAGGAACTTTCACAAGATAAGGTGTTGGTTGAGAACGTACTGTTCTATTCTAAAGCAAACAACTTACCTATGGGTTCTCCTTTAAATACTAAGACACACGGTATGCGTGTAACTGAAACTAAAAAAGCAATTAATGATGCACGTAACCGTGCGCTTGATACTGTAATTCTTCAGAACGACAAACTTAACAGTCAAGTTCAAGATAAGAACTACTTTGAATTATTACTACAATCTGGTGGTTCCACTAATCGTGGGAACATCTCATTAACAGGCGAATAATAGGAAAATCAAATGACAAACACTTTACACTCTATAAGGGAGTATTCACACACCGCTGAGGCGGGGGATGCTGGGTATAACCTTCCCCCTTATACTAATATAAATCACATCGCTGTCTATAGAAACGGTGTGTTAGTACCTACTAACGAATGGCGTTTTGAGGTTCTTGGTGGCGTGTCTAGGGTAGTTTTCTGGAACGACCAAGCAGCAGACTTTGTTGCGGGTATTCCAGAGATAGGTGACACAATCAGCATAAGGCGTGAATCAGGTGCATCTGCTAGAGAGGTAGACTTTGCTTCTGGTTCTATGCTTAAGGCTGACACACTGGATCAAGACTCTAACCAAATCTTCTTTCTGGCTCAAGAAGCCCTTGATAAAGCCGATAGAATTGCTGGTGAGTATAACGCTAAGTATTTTGGGTCTTCTAAGACAGCTCCTGCGTCAGCATCAGAAGGTGATTTATGGTTTGACGTTAACGCTCAAATAATGAAGGTATATCAACCAAACGGTTGGCAAGTAATAAGCAGCTCAGTGGCTAACGCTGTTAACCGTGTTAGCGTTACAGCCACTTCGGGGCAAACCACGTTCCCCTTTAATTACGATGTTGGAGCTTTAGATGTTTATCTTAACGGTGTTAAACTGTTTGGTAGGCACGTACCTTCTGGTGAAATAGACAGCAATGGGAATGTAACCGCAACCGTCAAGCTTCGGGGTACGGGTACATACGGTGTGGCTGGTGCTGTAGATGTACGAATTAACGCTTCTCTATGGAACTGGTCGGAGGGTACGTCCCACACTGTAACTTCCAACACGCAGGGAGTTGCTACACAGGACAGCAACGGTGATTGGGTTTGGACGGGTCAAATACCTGTTGGAACGAGCTTTGATTATTATTGGCTACAGACAAATGCTCAGGGGCAGACTACGAGAGAAAACTTTAGTCAAGGAAATTGCGATCCTACGCATATTCTATCTAACCTCTCTGCTCGTAAATATGTCCCTAACGCTGAAATCAACTTATTCGGGCTTTGTGTACTCAATGGCACTTCTACTGCTGTTGATTATGACTTTGTAGCAGCCAACGGGACTTCTGTGGTTTTATCGACAGCAGCGAGTGCTGGAGATGTTGTAGAGCTTGTAGCTGTCTCAACGTCCCCCTTGAACAGTGTTACAACTGGAGCAGAGGGTACTGATGCTTCTTTCGACCCTAACACGGGTATTTTAACAATACCTCGTGGTGATGCGGGGACTGACGGACAAGACGGACAAGACGGACAAGACGGACAAGACGGACAAGACGGACAAGACGGACAAGACGGTAACGGTTATGTTGGAACTTACGACTCCTCTACAGGTAGGTTTCGTTTTACAGCCTCCAAAGCAGGACAACCAACCCTGACCTCAGTTGATGTAAGACCTATTCACGGTGTAGATGGAGTAGATGGGGCTACTGGTGCTACTGGTGCTACTGGTGCTACTGGTGCTACTGGAGCAACGGGTGCGGCTGGTGCTGATGGAACTGACGGAACTGATGGAACTGATGGTGTTGATGGAACTGATGGTGTTGATGGAACTGATGGTGCTGGCTTTACTGGAGGGGCTTATAATTCTTCAACAGGTACAGTGACTTTTACTTCCGATGACGGATTAGGTTTCTCCACTGGAGATTTAAGGGGAGCTAACAGCGTGTCTAGCCTTATCAATGGCAGCACTACTGTGGTAAGCACAACATCATCAGGCAAAGTAGGTATTGGTACTAGTTTGCCTAGTGCGCCTTTAACAGTCAATAGCGGTTCTGATAATTTAGTTGGAATGTTTGAATCATCAGATAGTTTATCCTACATTTCTTTCAAAGATAGCAACACTACAAGCGACACCTCAGTAGCTTTAGGCGCAAGCGGTGATAACTTTATAGTATATACAGGCTCATCATATGGCTCAGAACGCCTCCGCATAGACTCATCAGGAAAAGTACGTATAGGTACTAGTACTAATCTTACACAGGCGTTAAATGTTGCAGGAAACACCGAGATAACAGGAAGTTATTTAACAACCACAGGTAGTTTTATAACACTTTCAGGTGATCTTAGAAGTGCTAGCGGTGATGTTTACACAACCGATGGTGATATCTATACCAGTAACGGAGAGATTACTGCTGGTGGTGGTGCCTTTAACCAGCTTACTTCCGCTGTCTTAAAACCTAACGGTGACATAAGTGCTACTGGTAATATTACAGCCTCTAACTTAGACATATCCACTACGGGCAGCGTTACTACTAACATTGCTACTGGTTCTGGCGGTTCAGGCAATACTAAGACAGTTAACATAGCAACTGGATATGGCACAGGCGGTACAACAACAGTTAATATAGCACCTACCAGCTCTACAACAGTAAAGCAGATTAATCTTAATGGTAATGTAGATGTAGCGGGTACATTGGAAGTAGGTGGTACAGACATAGCGGCTGCTTTAGCGGCAATACCTTATCACCGAGTTAAGGAAATTCAACTTAGTGGTAATACTTCTGGCTATGGAGGTTTAACTCCTACTAATTCTAATTTAGGACAGCTTGAAGATATCTTCCACGAGAGCACTCCTGTACCTACTACACGGTATGCTGATGCATCGTTTATTACTGCTTGGGAGTACCTAACTTCTGCTACCAATGATGTACTAGTATCGCTATACCTCACTGTTCCAAGCTCGGCAACAACCACCACCTTGGGAACTATTACTAGTTTTCAAGCCTCTAATAATTATTCTTATAGGCAAACAGGTGAACAGTGGTATTACGTTACAGGAGACCACACGCACTTATTTTCGGAGTTTGGGAGATTATCTCCTTATTCAGACGGGAATCATAGTAATGGATCTGCTATTCATGGACAGCTTAGGGCGTACCACTATAAAGCCAGTGTCAATAGAACCTATTTTTGTATCTATCAAGGTAGTTATACAAATCTAAACTTTACGACAGGTGATACTATTTATTGGCATCCCTACGCATGGGAAACCGCAGGAAATGAGGTATTCGTAACCAAAAGGATGGCTGAAAGATACGCAACAGCCCATGAGCGACAGAACTTGAAATTTAAGTTGGGGTATACTGATGCGTCACTAACTTTCCAGTTAAAAGCAAGGGAAGAAAGTTCAGCTGACTACGCCTCGGTAAGAGATGCTTCAGTAAGATTAACAAGTATGGGATTATAAATATGATTGTTGGATATAATAAAGTAAACAGCGAAGGTAAAACAGAACAAATCATACATCAGGAATGTTCTACTAGGGAGGAAGCTATAGAAGTAGCTGAAGCCCTAGTCTTGGCATCGGTAGACGATGAAACTATTTCAGAAGTCCTCAGAGGTGTTAGGTACAGTGATACTGAAGTTGACTATAACGTAGTACATCAAATACCACGATAACTTAATAGAGGTAACTCATTATGACTAAGGCAAGAACCTTAGCAGACTTTAACACAGCGGGGGTACTTACGAGTACCTCTACAATCAACCCAGCTAACTTAGACTCAACAGGTACAATTCCCTCAGCACTCCTTGCGGGTGTTGGGGGTGGTGAGAACACTCCAGCGTTTAGGGCTTACTTAGGTTCTAGCCAAGGTAGTTGTGCATCAGGGGCAAATACTACAATTCTTTTAGACAGTGTAGATCACGACACTGACTCTGCTTTTGCAAACAACAAGTTTACTGTTCCTGCGGGTAAGGCTGGTAAATATCTACTCTATGGTTCTGTTCAAACGAACTCTTCAGAAGATTTTGAGGATTACCAAGTTGTTATCTTTAAAAACTCAGTCTACTCTATAGCTAGGCAGAGACTAAGACATCACTACGCTGACAATGCTAATGTAACAACAACAGCAGTTTTAGCTGTGGGTGATACCATCGAGTTAAAAATTTACAACGGATCAAGCACATCAAAAACAGTATTTGGGTCTCCTCAAGGTACTTTTCTAGGTGGATTTAAACTAGCAGAATAGGATAACCAATGGAAGAATTAAAACAACAAGTAGATCGCTTGGAATGGCGAGTCGATTTACAGGACGAACAACTTAAGATGCTTACGGCTAACGCCAATGAGCTTAGAGGGATGCTGGATAGCATCAACCGCACCCTGCTACAAATCAAGTGGTTAGTTGTGGGTGGTGCTGTTGTTTATTGGGGTCAGTCTATGGGATTGTTCTCAGCCCTCAAATTACTAGGAGTATAATATGATACAGCAATTGATAGCACCTGTAACTGGGTTGCTAGATAAGTTTATCCCCGATGCGGATACAAAGCAAAAGATAGCACATGAAATTGCTACGATGTCGGAGAAACACGCACAACAAATTGCTCTAGCTCAGATCGAAGTCAATAAAGCAGAAGCCAAAGGGAATTGGTTTCAGTCTTCGTGGAGACCCGCAACAGCTTGGGTATGTGTACTGGGGTTCATGGTAAACTTTCTTATAAGTCCACTTGCAGCACCCTTTGGTGTTGTCGTGCCACAGGCAGATACATCAACCATGTTACCTGTACTAATGGGTATGCTTGGTCTTGGTGGTCTACGTACAATGGAACGAGTTAAGGGAGTAGGTCGATGAAGTATTTTGACATAAGCGAATTTGATTGTAGCTTTACAGGCAACAACGAGATGGACGAGGAGTTTCTAGAAAAACTAGACGCTCTTCGTGAAGCTTGTGGTTTTCCTTTTACAATTACAAGTGGTTATCGAGACCCTGAAGGACACCCTATCGAGGCTAAGAAACAAAAGGCTGGCACTCATGCACGAGGCATAGCTGCCGACATACAAGTAATGAACGGTGTACAGAAATATAAGATCATTGAGGAAGCTATTAAGTTAGGTTTCAACGGCATAGGCGTTGCTAAGACGTTTATCCATGTTGATCTTAGACAATCTTACCCCGTAGTTTGGAGTTACTAATGGATACTAAAATATTAGACGAGCTGCACGACAGTGTAGCTAAAGACTTGTTACAGAAAGTTAAATCAGGTGAAGCAACTGCATCAGAATTGTCAGTAGCAACTAAGTTCCTAAAAGATAACGGAGCTGTTCACGAGGTTGTAACGTCAGAGTCACCAATGGCTAACTTACTGGAGGCATTACCTTTCGAGGAGATGTCCCATTGAGAAACTATAAGAAAGAATACGCTAACTACCATAGCAGCGATAAGCAAAAGAAAAGAAGAGCAGCGCGTAACACATCGAGGTCGTTAATGATCAAGAAGAGGGGTGCTGCGGCTGTCGCTGGTAAGGATGTAGACCATAAAGACAGAAACCCACAAAACAAATCTACAAGTAACTTAAGAATACAAAGTAAGAAAAAGAATAGGAGCAGAAATGGCTAGTAAAGGTTTATACGCAAATATTAACGCAAGAAAAAAGAAAGGCATTAGTCGATCTAAAAAGAACTCAACCGTCTCTCCTAAAGCTTACGCTAAACTTAAGATAGGTTTTAAGAAGAAGGATACATAATATGGGTGCTTTTGATAACTTAAGAATCAACCAACCACAGCGTACCCCCAAACACAAAACCAAATCACACGTTGTCAAAACAAAAGTTAATGGCAAAGAAAAGATTATTAGGTTTGGTGAGCAGGGTGCAGAGACCAACCGAAGCGCAGAACAACGTGCAGCCTTTAGAGCAAGACACGCAACAAACATAGCTAAGGGTAACTCCTCAGCAGCGTACTGGGCTAACAAGGTAAAATGGAAAGCATAATGGAAAAGATGCCAGAGCAACTAAAAGACTTCCGTAACTTTATGTATATAGTGTGGAAGCATCTCAACTTGCCTGACCCTACTCCTGTCCAATACGATATGGCAGACTATATTCAGAACTGCCCTCGTAGAGCAATTATTGAAGCATTTCGTGGTGTAGGTAAGTCCTACATTACAGCCGCTTTTGTCGTACACCAATTACTTCTCGATCCACAAAAGAAGTTCATGGTAGTGTCAGCATCAAAACAAAGAGCTGACGATTTTTCGACATTCACACAACGTTTAATCCTAGAACTCCCAATATGCCAACATCTCATAGCAACAAGTGAGCAAAGGTGGAGTAAGATTGCGTTTGATGTAAGACCCGCGCTGGCTAGTGGTAGCCCTTCTGTTAAATCAGTAGGTATCACTGGTCAGTTAACGGGCAGTCGGGCAGACATCATCATTGCCGATGACATCGAGGTACCTAACAATTCTATGACGCAAATGATGCGCGAGAAATTAGGTGAAGCTGTTAAGGAATTTGATGCTGTACTAAAACCAGAGGGTAAGATTCTTTACCTAGGTACACCACAATGTGAAATGAGTCTTTATAATACACTCACAGAGCGTGGATACCAGATGAGAGTCTGGACTGCTAGATATCCGTCCATAGAGAAGGCTGAGAAGTCGTATGGCGCACGTTTAGCACCTACCCTTTGGGATGCTATGCATGAAGCACAAAGTCCCTTAGACGGCAATCCAGTAGATCCTCTGCGGTTTGATGATGAGGACTTATTAGAACGTGAACTATCTTATGGTCGTTCAGGTTTTGCATTGCAGTTTATGTTAGACACAAGTTTAGCAGACATGGATAGATACCCATTGAAGCTGAATGATCTTATGGTGATGTCGATAGACAATGATAAAGCACCCG